GTTGGCATTGGTGTTGCCCAACCATACCCGGTTGTCCCAATAGCCTACATGGGAAGCGGTGGTGAACCGGCTGTCTACGTCTAACGCCGTCACGTTGCCGGTCCCGGTCCATTTGATAGGCGCGTCTACGCCGTTGGTGAGAATGAGCTTTTGAAAGCCCCGCACCCACTCGAACGTGTTATCGTCGCCGGCGGTGATCGTGACCGAGCCGGTGCGGTCTGTCCAGCCACTGTCATACTCATAGAATACGGCACCGGCCACGGCGAAGACCTTCGCCGCACCCCCGGGTATCTGGAACTCACCCAGCGCGGTGAAGGTAGGGCTGCCGCTGATAGCCGATTGGCTTTTGTAGCTGGCAGTACCCAAGCGCCGCTCTACCGCCGCCGCCGCATTAAGCCGCGTATTACTCATCTTACGCAGCCCGTTAGGCGTAATATCTTCGGGCGGTAGGTCGTAGCGCACCCCCTGCGACCAGGGTCCGTATTTAATAGTCTCGGCTTGTATCGCCATTGTATTAACTCGCTATTACCAGCGTACTATCAACGACGATCTCAAAGGGCTGCCGGCTCGACGGCGGTGCCGCGGGATAGGTCCGGTTGCCTTGCATATGTAGGTTTTGACGCAACGCCAGATCGACTACGCGCCCCAGCTCCGCCGCTTCACGCGCAGCCCCTTGATCGTCTGCTTTTTCCTGTAGGTATAACTTGGTTGCCCCGTAGACTACGGCACTCTCGAGGATCTGCGGCAGACCGAGCGCCAGCAGGGTCGAGGTGTCGTTGCCACTGGGCCACGCCGTCATAGCGATGCGGTAGCGCACCCTTATGGTCTCGTTGGTCGTATCGGGCACCCGCCATAGCTCTACCTCGGGATAGCCGGTGGTCGTATCGACGCCGCCGACCATCACCGCCTCTACTGAACCCGTATCCGAGTAGTCTTCGCTCAACAAATCATACTCGTTAGGGCCGACGATACGCAGCGGGTGTTCGTTGGTCTGATCGTAGAAGCTATACCAGCTTCCTACGCCGCTTGAGATAGGCGTATAGATCCTGGTGCCGGCGGTGGACGCATAGGCTGCCGTAGCGCCGCTGGTGCCGCCTGTGACGGTCTCAGTGGCCGTGAAGTCAGCCGAGGGCGAGTATATGTATATCTCTTTAGGTGAGGCGCTATAGCCGTCTACGGTGGCCGTAGAGCCGCTGGTGCCGCCGGTGATGGTCTCGCCGGCGACAAAGGTTCCCGAGCCGCCCGATACCGTAAAAGTCTCGGTGGTCTTGAACGAGGTCACCCGGTCCAACCACCACCAATCGACCAGCGCCGAAATCTCTGCCGCCGTCAGGTTGATGTAGTTACGCGCCTCGTTCTTGAAATCGGCGTTGGTCGTATCCAACCCAACGCGATTCAAAACCATCGTTATCGCTTCGCCAAGTGTCATATCATATCCACCCAACTACTGGCCTCATAAGCCTGTAGCTTGTTTGTGCTCGTATTGTAAATTATCATTCCCGGTAAAGCTGTCAGTGCATTGCGCTCGGTGGTCGTAAGATTGGCCACGCGCAGCGTCGAGCCTATCGCCAGGGTGTCGATGTCCGCCGCCCCTACGAGCGCCGTCTGCCCGAAAAAATTTGCGGCATTCTGCTGCCCCTGCGTAGTCTCGTCGCGCCGCACGATGTTGTCGCGCAAAAACGAATGGCCCAACTCCATCGCTATACCGCCACCCCTACATCGCCGGGCGTAAACTGATCGGCCTCGATGTCAAAGCGGACGTTGCCGCCCAAGCGCTTGCCGTTTGCCTTGGCGTCCAGGTGAGACTTGTATTCTTCGGTTTTAACCGGCTTACCCGCGGCATCCAGCTTGGCCAGCCTGGGATCGTCGGTCTTGCCCGTTTCGGCGTCTTCTGCAACAAACTTGGTCAGATAACCCGGCGGCAGCGGCTCAAATCCTTTAGGATGCTCTACCTCAACGCCACCATAGACGCGCAGCGCCGGCTCGGCATGGTAGTTGCGCTCGTAGTGGCCGCTGGGTGGGACCGAATCTGCCGGCAGATTGAGGATCTTACGTAGGCCGGGATCCTGGCTGGCCGTAGCCACGAACTCTTTGGCCAGCTCGGGGTCTTTCAGCGCTTCGCGGATCTGAGCTTTTATATCGGGTGCCGCGGCCTTGGCTTTGGCCTTGGGCTTGGGCGCCACATCGACCAGTGGCGTGAGCGTAGAGGGCTCGGCGCCCTGGGTCTCGTCCCGAGGCGCACCTACCGGCTGCCCCATCGCATCAAACTCTTCTTTTTTTGCCAAACTATGTATCTCCTGTCGTTTTGCGAGGCTGGAGAGGCGCGATCCGCCAAGAGTCGCGGCCTGTTGTCCATTACGTTACGTGAGCAGTAGCTGAGAGTAGATTGCTCTACCCCCAGCTACCCTCGTTACTTACCGCTACTAATTATCAAGCCCGTCAGATACGGACGGACGATTAAGCTGGAACTCAGCCAAACCGCTTGATGGTGTATCTCTCGCAGATACCGACACGGCGCCCAAAACAAAATCGCCGGCTACATCGGCATCATCGAGACTACCTGCCGTTGAAGTCAAAAACCCAGCGCTTGTCGTAGCGACAAACCCCGTCAGCACTAAACCGGCAGCCTGGCCACCGATCTGGTACCAACCCCATTGGCTGGCTACATTAGCACTCATAGCAACAGCCACCTGGCCAATACCATCGGCAACGGCCAGTGCAGTGGTCTGGTTGTCGGCAATCGTCACCCACGACCCTACCGCAGTTGAGGCAACACCCGCGAGATAGATAAACTCTCCCACGCCGTAGCCCGTAGATGCTTGGTCTTCCGCCAGGACAATCATGCCCAGCGGCGCCTTCTGTGTGGTGCTGGTTTCGTCTATCGCCTGGTCAAATGTGACCGGGCCGATAATCTTGAAATCACTCATTTTAAATTACCTTCCTGGCCTATATGCCGGTGATAGCCGTAGCAACGCCAGAGCGCCTACGATTATTTGTGCAGAGCTGCACCCCAGCGACCATGTAACTGAGCTGTGCCAATTGTCCGTTGCTCTGAAGCGATACGAACGGCGTCTTCTTGAAGTTCGCTTGCTTCATCACACGCAGCTTAATTGAATCGGTGTCCACCATGTAGCTGTGGAGCGACGCGCAGTCGTTATCGGCCACTACCTGGGCGCCCATATAACTCGGGAACTCAGGGCCACTAACGCCTTTGATATTTGACAAGGTGGTCTCAGCATATCCCGTAGAGGCGATTGCTGTGCGATATGCCGCGGCAATAGAATAGGTGGTCACGATAGCGTTGTTACGACCACCCTGCTTGCGGCAATCGTCCATGATCGTGTTCCAAGCCAACATACCGTCAAAGACGTTGTTGTTTTGGTCCGTGAACGTCTTGCTGGTGGTATACTTCTGGTTTTGCCAGAAGGTCGAGGTGGAGCTGTTGATGCCCCCGACAGTACCCGTGCCAGCGTCAGCGATGATGTCTTGATAGCCGAGCATCGTCTTGCCGCTCTGAGCGCTGAGAAGATCCTCGTTGATCGCCTTCAAGAGCGAGTTCATCGCGTTGTTACCCAGCGCATCGAGCAAATCAAAAACCTGCTCTTCGCCGCTGTTTTCCCAGTTGGTCGTATCGTCCAGCACGATAGGCACCGCGTAATAGCGCCGCTTGTAAAAAGCGCTCTCGAACGGGTCCACCGGGCTCTTGCTCAACGGGTCATAGCCGTCGAACGTTTCTGCGGTGCCGGCAGAGCTTTCCAGTATCACCTGGATCTCCTTGCCGCCGCCGTCTACCATCTGCATACCGCGCTTGCGGTGCATCGCCAAGGCTTTATACGCCTCGAACGTGTTGTCGATCACCTGGGGCGCTATGGTTCGACGGGTCGAACTCCAGCGCGAGTCCCAAGTCTCTGAGGTTGATTGTGCCATTATTGCTTTCCTTTAAGCAAAATTCCCATCATCACATCGTTGCCTTGATCTCTGACATCGCTTGCGCTTTAGAGATCACGCCCGCCGTTTCCGTTAGCGGTGGACTGCCGGCTTGCGTAGCCGTAGAGCGCTTGGCGTTGTTACGCGCCTGGCGCTGCTGCGTCACGGCACTCCCTTGATCGGTTAGGCGCCGCCCCGTAGCCAGAGACATAGCCTCGGCTACAGTAAACGCTTCCCCGGTGTCAGGGTTTTCGTGCCGCGTCAGGGCGCCGACAATACCGCGCTGGCTCTCGGTCCATGCGTCGACCTTACCGAAGACCGCTTCCGCGGCCTCGATCTGAGCATTTGCGTTACTGCGGTGGACAGCCGTCTGCTGCTGCTGCAACTGATCCACTACGCCTATCGTAGAGTTCAACCGCTCCAGGTCAGGACGCAGCGGGCCGATTTGCTCTTCTATCAGCTTCGTTGCTATCTCTTGCGCTCTTTCCTGTACCAGTTGATCTACTACGGTCAGCCCCCGAGCCTCTTCCGGTCCCAATTGGGCCGCCAGTTGCTCTAAGGGGTTGGCCTGTGGCGGCTGCGATGCTCTGGCCTGGGCCTCGGCGTAGATACGCCGCTCCTCGGCTATCTGAGCCCGCTCTGCCGCCACCTGACGCTTATCGGCAGCTACTTCTCGCCGCTCGTCGGCTACCGCTTGCGTCTTGCGGGTATAATCCGCTAAACGCAAGCCATCGCCGCTATCGTCATCGGCTTGCTGCTGTGATGGTGA